GGTGGCCTGGGACACCTCGCCGGAGACACCGATCTCGCCCTGACGCGCGACGACCGCGGAGACCTTGTAGTAGTAGGTCGTGGACAGCGGGATGCTGCCGCCCGTGGTCGCGGTCGCGGTGGTGACCGTGCCCATGCTGTACCCGCGGGCCTGCAGGAACGAGGTCTTCACCAGCGGGATGTTGCGGTACGTCGGCACGATCAGACCGGTCGCGACCTCGACCTGGTCGACGAACCGCTGCTGCGACACCTGCAACTGCGCGATCTTCGACGCGGCGGTGTTGGACAGCACGATCATCCACGTGTCGTCGAACACCGGCATCGCGGCGTTGGTCTCCACCATGTCGATCAGCTCGTCCAGCATCGCCAGGGACAGCGTGGTGCCGGCCTTGTCGATGGCGTTCTGGAAGCCGCCGGAGAAGGTGTTGATCTGGGTGTCGAGGCCGTCGAACTGCGGCTGCGCACCGGTAGCGGTGGCGGCGGAGTTGCCCCAGCAGATGCCGGTCTCGATGTCCCAGTACAGGCCCCGGATGGAGCCCTCGATTTCCGTCTCTCGCAGGTCTCCGATGACCTGGCGGGTGACCTCCTGGGCGTAGCCGGTGACGGCGCCCACGACCTGGACGTGCTTCATCTGGAAGTTGTTCTGGACGTACGTGCTGTTCGCGACCGGGCGGGCGCCGCCGTCGGGCACGAACCCGCCGGACGCGACAGTGGTCCGCTGGTTGAAGTAGTACTGGTCGGCGTTCCACGGCACGGTCGGGATGGACCGCACCAGCGGGGAGTAGCGGCGCTGGTACTCCAGCAGCACGGGGTCGATGACCTTGGGGATAAGTGCGGATGCACCAGCAGCGTTCAGCGCCTCACGGAGCTCGGACGGCATGGTGATCACCAACTTTCTGCCTCAGAGATGGCGAAAGCCCCGCCGCTGTGCGGTCAGGGCCTTGGAGGTTGGGTGGGCGACCATCTCTGCCGTGCGGCACCAGCCCGGCGGGCTGGCGGTCAGGAAGCGTGCGGGGTGGAGGGCGTTGCGGCCGGGTCGGTCAGGCCTGCGGGCCCTGGTAGCGGGCGCCGAGGACGTGCGAGGCGGTCGTGGGGCCGAAGAACTTGGTGCGCTCGTCCGGGGTGTACTGGTGCAGCGGCTTGTTCGGCCACGAGTTGGGGACGCCGTACTCGTTCAGGCCCGGCTCGGTGCCGCCGCTGCCAGCGGTCTCCTGGACCTGGGCGACGTACCCCTTGCGGGTGGGCGGACCCTGCCGCTCGACGGTCTCCTGCACCGCACCCGGAAGCGCCTTGGCGATGCCCTCCGCGACCAGGCGGGCGATGCGCTGGTCCTCGGTCTCCTGCACGGGCGGCGCGACGGGCGCGGCCTCGACGACCGGCTCCGCAGGCGCGGCCTCGACCGGCGCCTTCGGCGCCATCGCGGTCACCAGACCGTTGATGGAGCCGATCAGGGTGTCGAACTTCGCCGACAGGACAGCAACACCGTCCTCGGTGCCCGGGGTCTCGGCCGCCGGGGTGGTGGTCTCCGCCATGGGAGCCTCCTCCTTGTTGGGGGTCTCGGCGGCCGAGTCGGGCGCCGAAGTCTCGGGTGCGGTCTCCGCCGCGTCACTGTCGGGCGCCTTGCACACGTCGCAACCACACGCGCAGGGGCAGCCGTCGGCGACCGCCATGGGGTGGGGGACAGCGCAGCCGCAGCCGCAGGAGCAGGCGGAGCCGGGAAGGTTGTCGGCCATGTCGTCCTCGTCGTCGTTGTCCATGCCGTGGTCGGTGTCCTCGTCCGGGGCCCCGGGGACGTCGATGTCGGCGTCCATGTCCGGGTCGAGCGCCATGAGCGCGTCGCAGGCTCCGGCCATCGCGGCGCGGCCGACGAGGTCCAGGTCGTGCGCGTCGAGGAGCGTCGAGGAGACGGTGACCGTGGTCGGGCCGTTCGTCAGCGACAGGTAGAGGCTGCTGGAACTCATGGGCATGTCCCAGCACTCCGCCAGGGACTCCGTCAGCTGGTTGGCGGGCTCGATCAGCCAGCCCTCCTGCGTCGCCACCGTGACGCCGAAGCCCTTCAGGGCCTTGACGATGCGGCCCTTGACGCGCTTGAGCTGCGCGGACGTGTAGGCACGAGCATTGTCGGCCTGGTTGATGTACCCCCATGCCGCCTTGGCCTTCGCCTTGGTACTGAGGTCGTACCGCTGCTTGCCGTCCTTCTGGTAGCCGGGGTCGGCGTACTTGCGGCCGGCGTCGTCCGACAGGCCGGAGTCGCGCTTCGACACGGCCGGAGTGTCGGCCTCGCTGATCGTCACTGTGGCCTCCGCGACGGACTCGGTGATCGGAACGCGCTCGCTGCCGTCGGACTCGCGCGGATGCGCCGGCATCGGGTCGACGCTGTCGATGCCCGCGCCCTCGACGCCGGGCTTGCGGGTGTAGTCCAGGCCGTCAAGCTCCAGGTCGTCTGCGGTCTCCACCGCCTGGCCGTCGTGCTGCACCCGCCGGACCGGGCCGAGCCACGCGCCGCGAATGCTCACGCCCTTGAGGACCGGGTCGGGCCCGGAGATCAGGGAGTGGATGTCCCGGCCGTGCGCCGTATCGGTCAGGACCGCCGTGTACTTCGCGGACCCGTCGGCTTCCTGCGTGAGCGAGGTGAGGCGGCCGACGATCCGAGTGGAGTCGTCTCCCGCGTCGTGGTGTGTGAGCGTGGTCAGCGGCATACCGCCCTCGGCGATGCGCTGCTGCGCCCGCTCGACGGCCTTCCCGATGGCCTCGGCGGTGTACAGGCGGTTGTTCTTGGAGACGCCGGGCCGGATCGCGGTCCCGGTGACGGTGGCGATCGCAGCCATCAGCGTCCTCTCAGTACTCGGGTGGTGGTGCGCCGCGGCTTCGGAGCCGCGGGCCGGTCGGCGAGCAGGCGCAGGAGCGCGGCACGTACGTCGGGGTCGTTGTCGATCGCGTCGACGAGCAGCGCCCGAAGCGCCTCGACGTCCGGGGCTGGTTCGTCGTGGTGACGGCCGGGTGGCCGTTTCGGGCGCTCGTACATCAGCGGCCAGTCAGGCAGATCGACACCTGGGAGAACACTGGCGTCGTGCCAGTGAGGACCCATGCGACACGGCACCAGCGCGGCAGGACGAACGCGGCACTGGACGTGGACACGTTCGGCATGTGCAGGCCCGCGAACGCGGACGCCGAGGCGCCGCTCGCATTGACCGTGCTGGTCTTCGCGACGGCGGTGATCCAGTTCCCGTCGGGGTCCTGCACGTCGAGCTGGACCGCCAGAGTCGGCGTGGTCCCGGTCGGTGCCGCGCCGAGATACACCGACAGCCACACGTCGGTGACGTCGAGCAGATCGATCAGCGTCGCACCGCTGTTGCCGTTCGCGGAGATCGTGGTGGTCAGCGGAGAGGACTCCAGGTCCCACAGGGTCCGCGGCACCGGGTTGTAGACGCCCATGGTGTCCTCCTATGTGGTGAACCAGTCCGCGAAGCCGGACAGGTCGAGGCCGGCGTTCAGAACGCAGCGGCAGCGCGGATGTGCGGGGCATTCAGGGACGGCGTCGAGCGGCCAGGGCGAGCTGTCCTCGTTGGCCTGGCAGGCGGCGCAGACCCGGCCGTCGCCTGCGGTGATCCAGTTGACGGCCATGAGGTTCTGCAGCTGATACAGGCTCATAGCGCCCGCGCCCATGGCGGTGGTCATGGCCCAGTCGGTCGTGAAGTCCACGGCGTCGACATCGTCGTCGTCGAGCCCTTGGGAGGCGGCGTCGAGCATCTCCTCGTAGCTGGCCGCGGCCTGCGCCTGGGCGGCGAGGATCCGGGCGAGGTCTTGGGTGGCGCGCTCGACGAGCCGGGCGAGCCACATCTCGGCCTGTGACCACAGGGTGTCGAGGCGCTCCAACTGCTGGTAGGCGCGGGCGAACCCAGCGTCCCAGTCCAGGCCGTCCTTGCCCGTCCGTTCGGCCGCGATGGCGACCGCGCCGAGGATCCCCTCAGCTTGTCCGGCGGCGAGCGCGTCCCGCAACGACTGCCGAACCAGCGCCCAGCCGGGCGTCAGGGGTAGGCCCTGCAGCATCGACCGCGCTGCGGCGAGTGCTGCAGCCTTGATCTCGTTGTCGCGCTGCTGCTGGTCTGCGGTGGCTTCGGTGAGGCCGAGCTGCTGGCGGAGGCTGTGGAGGCCGTCGCGGAACAACCTCGGCCGGATCAGCTGCCGCCAAGCATCGGTGACGGTCGCCGTGTACTGGGCGATCAAGTGCTCGCGGCGCCGGAACAGTTCCGCCCACATGCCTTCGAGTTTCCCGAGATGCAGGGTCACTTCGAGGATGGCCGGGTCTTCGGCGTACTCACAGGCCACGGCAACGGCGACCTCGCAGGCCATCTGCACCCGCTCCGTCATCGGGCCGCCTGTGGCCGCCCAGCCCGACGCGAAAGCGTGCCGGGCGTACGGCGCGATTGGATGCGACACGCTCACCCCCAGGGCCAGCAGCGTCAGCCGGATCGATCAGGTGCCCGCACATCGAGCGGGCTTGCCGGTGCCCGTCACAGTTCCATCACCTTCCCCGCCCGATTCCCGTGCCGCTGGCAGCCCGTGCAGCAAACTGGGCCGATGACCACGCCACCCAAGGCACCACAGGCACCCCGAGGCGTCGACGTCTACGTCAACCACAAGATAGGGCGAATCGAGGCTGGCTTCTGGAACACCCCGCTGACTGGCGCCAGCATCCTCACCATCGACAACACCGGGCAGAGAGTCACAGTCACCCGCATAGCCATGACCGGGATCTTCGCCTGGGCGCTGAAGAAGAAGACCGGCGACCTCAGCATGGTCGTCGCCGGAGCCAACGGCGACAGCTGCACCGTCTCCGTGAAGCCCAAACGCGCCGCAGAGGCGATGACTTGGGCTGCCACGTTCAATGCGTGGAGCCAGGCCGTCAGCTAGCCGATCTCCTTCGGCAGCAGCGCGGCAACGTCCTGCGCCCGCAACGGGTGCTCGGGCAGAGTGTCCGGCTCCAGGGCCGCCACCTCACCAGGCGGCGGCCACTCCGGGTCGGGCGGATCGTCAGGCGGCGTACCCATCGTCATCGCCTCCAGGAAGCCTCGCCAGCGCCTCCCGCAGCCGGGCCTTGAACTGCGCCCGGATGGACTCCCCGCCAGACATCGGTTCGCCGTCGTCCCCCGGCGGTCCAGCTGACATTGCCACGGTCGGCGGAGCGGGCAACACCGCAGGCTTCTCAACGGTGACCGGCTCGCCCGCGACCGGATCGGCCAAGTCGAGGGGAGTGCCCTTGAGCTTGGCCGCGATCCCGGCCTTGGATGCGGCATCCATGTCGACCCACTTGACCAGGTTCTGGCGGTCCACCAGCACGGCGTCGTCGCCGCCCTGCGTCGGTGGCTCGCCGATCTCCGTGCGGTAGCGGTTCAGCGTCCACGACCCGTTGCGCAGCCGCATGTCGCGGATGCCTTCGATCGTCGTGCTGTCGCGCATGTCGATGTCGCGGAACTTCAGATGCCAGCCGGTGATCCCGAAGCCGCTCCGGGCGAGGTGGAAGTTCAGCTTCTCCAGCACCAGCTGCGCGATCGGATCGCACGTGTTGACGCGGAACGTCTTGTCCTGCGCTTCGCCGGTGCCACCACCGAGGTTGCCCGACTCGATCACCCCGGCCTTGGCGGGCGGGCAGCCGTAGCAGGCGAGGATCTCGTCGCGCTTCTGGTCCAGGAACGACTCAAGGTCCGCGATCCGGCCCTGCGCGAGCTCGACCAGCGTCGCGCCGCCCTTGGTCGCGATCGGCGTCCCCATGTTCCGAGGGCCCACATTGCGGGCCGCGTACTGCTGCAGCCAACGGTTCATCTCCGGCTGCTGCATCCCGGCGGGGAAGTCGACGTGCACCGTCAGAGGCATGCCCTTACGGAAGTACTCCTTGCCGGTCGACCCCGCAAAAAGCCACGCCGTGATCGGCAGCAGGGCGGCCTGCGTCGGCGAGACACCGAACACGCCAGCGCGCGGCGAGTCGAGAGCGATGTGAATGACATCGCGCGGCTCGAACGTGGCGCGCTGCCCGAACTCGGTGATCTGCACGTAGCCGGTGATCTGACCGTGCTCGTCCGCCTTCGGGTACATCGTCGGGCAGTCAAGGTTGTAGAGGGCGACAGGAACGTTCCCCACCCAGGAGACCTCGATGAACGCGTCCCCGAACACCAGCAGGTCGGTGATGACGTTGCGGGTGAGCTTGCGGATGTCCTCGTCGGGGTTGCAATACGCCATCAGCCGTTCGAGGGCGAGTACTTCCGGCGGCTTGTCAGGCTGCTCGTGGTCGCCTTCGCCGTCGTCCTGGTCCCAGTCGGTGACGAGGCCCCCGGCGGTGATGGTCCGGGCGATGGCGTTGGTAGCAGCCCAGGCCCACGGGCAGGCGAGGTACGCCTCGTGGAGTTCCTGCATCAGCGAATGCCGGTCGGTCTGGGTCGAGGTACCCATCCCTTGGCGATATTCGGTCAAACCGCCCGGAGGAATGCCTACTTCGTATCCAGCACGCTCTGGAAGCTTCGGGGGGCCCGGAATGGCAGCCTCGGTCACGAAGGGCTGTTCGTGGCTTCGACGCATGCGTCCGAAGAGGGAGCCGATACCCACGCCGACCCCCTCTCCCGAGAGTTAGGCGACGATACTCAGGCGCGGGTCTTGGTTGGTGATCTCGTCTGGAGAGCCGGGTAGGTCATGGCCGAACTGCTGCTTGACCACGCCAGTCCACTGCCCAGCACCGTAGGCGGCGATTACCTCGTCCCGATGATGGATGAGCAGGGTGCCGTCTTCGGTTCGGAAGTGCGTGGCGGTCATCTCATGGCGCTGCTCGCCAACGAACACGACCAGCGTTGCAGCGCGGCGGTAGCGCGGCCCCTTGCGAGATTCCGTGCGACAGATCCGGCAGTTGCGCGCGGGATTGCTGGGCTTGTAGTAGGT